CTGGTGCATCACCTCGCTTGAGGGATTCCGTACTTACAATCGGCTGATCGGCTCTTGGTTGTATCTGTTGATTTTCCATATTTACCCCACCATTGGTTCACTTGGACCACCTGAGGTTGCAGAAGCGGGTAGGCTTCCACCACCACCTGTTGCCATCTTAGTCTTTAATTTATCTTTTAACAACTGCTTCATTGGAGGTTCTAGCATATCAAGCAATGCTTCTTGGTCAATTGCTCCAGCCTTAAACAAGTTAAACGCTAAGTTCTTTAAATCTTCGGTAAAGATTGGGCTATTGCTATGGGCATCGACCTTAACCACAAAATCCCGTGTAAATTGGTCTGCAATAAAGGGATTACCCTCAGTATCGGTGTAATGGGTAGGATCATAGAACTGCATGAGCTTGAGGTACATGGTAGCAACCTTTTCTAGCGCATCCTCAATAATTAATGCCCGTTTCTTAGCCCGTGAGCTACCTAATCGTGCCAATTGGCTAGCATGACCTTGGCTTCTAACGCCTGATTCGCCACGCCCAGACAGAACATTGGAGATTCCTGATACCTCGGCAAACATCGCATCAATTTCTCGCAACATATCAAACAAATCATTGGGCAAATTCGGTGCTAAACGATCCACTTTAGCGTTAGGCATATCGCTAGCAAGCAGTCCACCCGCCCGATTTAAGGCAAAATTCTTCTCATCGAGTATTCCTGTAAAGCCTGTCAGGGCTGTAGGAGGGCTAACTTGCTTACTGAGTAAGTCTAAAATCTCGGTCATGCGGTTATTGCGCAAGGATTGAAGCAAAATAAGCTTTTGGCACTCCGATTCACCCCAGTAATAATCGTATAAAGGGTTCGGACAGAGCTGGATAAATGGACATTCACCCTTCATAAACAGGGATTCGCCAGGTCTATCGTAGATAATTACATTGGGTTGGGCAATTGTGACTACCTGATAGTCACCAATATCATCATTCCATACCCATAATTCGTGCATTTCAACGGTATCTTCGGCTAATCTGGCTTGATAGCGCATCTCGCCATACAAATCCATGTTCACATTACCGTAAATGGTTGGGTTGGTTTGGCTTGTAACAATGCGGTTTACAGCATCAGGGATGTCGCTATCTTGTGGACCAGAGCCAGTCGTAACACGCTTGACTAGCTCATCCCGCTTGGGATGGGAATACAGACGGGCGTAGAGGTCCGATTTAGTAATGTAATAAGTCTGAACGATGGCTTCTTGCCTGTCTGTATAAGGGGTATCCTCCCGCAGCACGCCTACGGAGGATGGTTCAATCATGTACGGGTGTATGCCGTTATTTACAACTAACTTCAGATAAGTGGTGTTGTACACCAAAGACCAATTTAAGGCTTGCGAGAACACTTGGTCGGCATTGGAATTTAGCCACTCATCATTTAAGGCATTGGTTAACGATGGTGTTTTGCGGTGTTCAATGTGATTGACTGACGCACCAAGCTGAATGGAAAAGCGGGTAGTGTCTGCCGAATACAAGAAAGAAGAAAGCTGGTCAAGGTGTGGATTAATTTTATTAAAGTAGGCTGGCGGTTCTTCTGGACCAGCGCCAAACAAGTAATAAGCCCGTAGGGTATGGTAATCCGCCCGCCTTTCCTCCTTGGATACCAAGCATTTTTGCAAGGTTTCTAAATAAAAATCTTCTCGTTCTTGTGCGTTTGATGGGATTCTCATGTCTTAATCTTTAAGTTGTCAGGATCACGCAGAGTAGATTTTGGATCAACCCTAGGTCCTGATTGTATGCCAGCTTGAGAAGGTGTCAAGCCCACCGCTTCATCCCGTACTGGTTGAATACCTCGACCAGCAAGTAGGGATTGCATATTTAGTCCTTGGAATCCGCCACCCCAGATCGCTGAATCACCAGGGCGGGCTTCTTTTGGCTGCGCTTGCGGGATCGATTCAGGTTTGAGCTTGTCCTTGTTACCTCTTTTGCGGGTAGCGTACTTTTCGACTTCTGCGTATTCTTTTTCGGAGAACTTGTTTTTACGGGTAAGGTATCCGCTTTGGTTTTCGCCTTCTCTGGTGGTTTTGATGTTTGACATATCAAACTCGATGGCAAGTTGCTTGGTTGACTTGTCGGTAAACCGAGTTTTTGCTGAAAGCATTGCTGGAGCTTGGAGAAAAACGATAAAAACTTCATCTTGACATCCTTTCATTGGGCATTTTGCCTTGTTGCTTTCAAAGTACCCGTGTGTTGGGCATTTGTAATCATTTTTTACAGCCATATCATCCCCTTCCTAACTGTTCATCTAATGTACTATCTGAATAATCATACTTCTTATTAATACCTAACTTAATCTTAATCTCTCCATTAACCACTTGCAACTTGGTTACTTTCTCTAAAGCTGGCTTGGATTCTTTGCGGTACTGCAAAAACTTGCTGGTATCTCGGTTTTGCATAATGGCAACTTCGCCATCTTTCCACTCGTTGTACGCTTTGCTAACCCGCCTTTGCACATACTCACTCAAGGGTTCGGTGTTGTTTAAAAACACATCCCGTATCTGGTTAATGGATATGCCACACAAATCCGAAAACAAAGGAATACTAATTCCTCGATCTTTGTCTGACAAAAATCGGTGCATGATAATTTTTAAATCACGCTTTGGAATCGTGGGTTTCATTGTCCATACACCCCAATGCGTTTTAAGTAATCCGATACATTACGCCCAACGGTTAATTGCTCTGGAGTAAAGTCGTCTTGCACCCGTGAGATATTACGGGTAATCTTTTGGGCTATTAGCCTAGGTTGTACTTGCTCGGCAAAGGCAGCGCACGCCAAAGCAGACGCAATTACTCGGTCATCTTTATTACGCCCAGAAGCCAAGATTGAGCCACCATCACGCACCATGGTTTTCATTTCTTCAATGGTGTCCATGTCGTAAATGTCCATCATGCCACGCTCAAAGTAATCCTTCATGTAGGTGAGCATCCGTTCTTTGGTAGCAGCGGTAGTCAGCCAGCCAATGCTGTTCGATATTCCGCCCAAGGTGTCATTTCTGCGCCAAATGTAGTTTTGCATATTGGCGTACACATCCATCAGGTCTTTGCCTAATGCGCTACCCATGTTGGCAGCTTGTCGTCTTAAATTCTTTAGCTCATTAATCACGGCTTGACCTGGACCGTTGACTTCAAGGTTTAGGGTAGAGTTTTTGTATGCACCCGCTAAGTGGGCAATGATCCATGCAAACTGGTAAGTGTTTAGTTCCGATGTTGCAAAGGAAGCTACTTGCTCAAGCCCATCAGCATATACCCGATAGACTTGAATACAGAAGCGATCAGCCCAATCAGAACTACCGTAAGCGGGATCAGCGCCAATAACATAATAAGCAGTATCAACAGGCTGCTCCCAAATCTTGAGCGTAGCCAGTCTTTCTGTGGATTTAAGAACTTCAGTATCTTGGAAGTTAACTCCAAAGCTATATCGAAAGTACTCACAATCCATACGCTTAATCTTTTTGACGGCATCGGTACACCTCGCATTAGAAAAGAAAGAAGTACCCGTCATCACAAAGGCATAGTCCTCGGTAGGCGGGAACTCTTGGTACATTAAGCTGTCATCCTTAATGCCTTCATAGAGTTTCCAGCGCCACCAGGCTATTTGACGGCTATTAATTTCAAAGTCATAGAGTTTTTTAATGTCTTTTACCCACTCTTTTTCTTCGCCTGTGAGCTTGCCATCCCAATACACCTTATAGGTTTGACCATCAGGATCAAGGCTGTAGAGTTCATTGCGCCACCAGCCACAGAAAATGGCTCTTTGCGTTCTAGCCCGTTTAGCGGTGACATACATATCGTGGAACATATTAAAGCCACGGGCAGTCGATTCAAACAAGTACATCCGATCTGGATTGGTTTCCGCTAACGAAGCCAATAAAGAAGCTAGTCCTTCTTCATCTCCCCAAGAACTTGTTTCCGTACCATGTAGGTATGTGATAGCTTTTCCACGACCAAGTGAACCTTTTGCTCTAAGCCCAGCGACTTGATAAAAAAGACGGCTGCGGTTCTTGAGGGAAAGCTGATTCCGATTGTGGGCAAGAAGCGGGATTCGATACTCTTTGGGTAAACCTTCCATATACATGGCAAGGGTGCTTCGGAACATATCTCGGTTTTCTTCGGTGTCTGTGGTGAGCGTTCCTTGCAACCCTGGATGGGTGAAGTGCCAGTAGAGATCAAGTGCGAGTGATATTGTAGTGATGCCAAGTTGCCTTCCTTTCAGGATGACAAAGAAATGCACATCCTCTGCCAAGCCCTTTTTAATTTCGTTCATAACATAGGTCTGCGTACCTAGCAGATTGCCCATGCGCTTTAGCCCTTGCTCTTTGGTTTCAATCTGTAGCTGAGAGCAAAAGTTGTAAAACTGACTAAGATTAAAATCCATTAGGTTTTAATCCACGGTAATTTGTTGTCAAACTTTTTGAGCATCCAGGCGTTGCCTTGTTCAAAAAACTCCTTTTGCACCCCGCACCCACCACCTAAGCGGAAGTTAAAGGTATGCCGATTGGTACTGGTAAAGTTTGGAAAGAGTTGTTTGGCTGCGTTGTAAAAGTGCCGATCTACGGCTAAGTCTTTGTTGTTTAGCAAAATGGCAATCTGGCGTAGCTTGTCGGTTTTCATACCCCACATACACCAATCCACAAAATGATGCCCTTCAATATTCCAGGCGTGGTGGTTTTCGCCAATGGCTTCGCAGTTATCGTCAAACAAATACTTGCCGTCTTTGTCATACACCTTGCGTAAGCTATGCGCCCAGTCATAACCCGCATCAATTTTTTCCATGATGGACTTCACATGATGCTCGTCATACCAGTCATCGTCATTGCAAAAGAAAGTCACATCCTCGGTAATGAGTTGTGGCGCAGCAGCTAACCAGCGCTGACCCAACCAGCCATTGCCACCAATGGTATTACCCCAATAAGACCAACGGGCTTCGTACTTAGCGTAATCCCTAGTCATATCGTAGAACTGGGCTATTGCATGGTCATCCTCACCATCGCACAAAACATAATGGGTGCATGGGTAGGATTGGCGTGCCACACCCTGTAAACAGCGCTCTAACTCTTTGCGACCTGTGGTAACGGTAACGACTGCTGCGGTCTTTTTCATTGGTGTTTGTTTAGTTTCTTTAGTTCAAAGTTGGGAATATCCCAATACGCTACCTTTAACCTGGCTTCGTGGTTACGGGCTAGATTAATCAAAGCGGTATAAGTCATGGCGCTATAGCTTTCTTTCCATTGGTTTGCTAACTTTATCTTCTGTTTCTTAGTTCGGCAAGCAATGGCTTTTAACATTTCGGCTTTGTAGAGTAGGCGTTCTTGGGTTAATTTATCAATGTCGCTTTGGGTCATCCTCACCTACCACTTGGCGCAAACGCTCTAATTCCGCTTGGGCTTGCATGAGGAGCTTAGAACTCTCGGCATGAACTCGCATCAATTCATGAAATATTTGATCTTTGTCCATTGCCCAGATGCGTTGCATATACATCTTTTTAGCATCATCACTTGCTTTTTCAATTAGCTCATTGACGCTCTTTGAGCCATTGGCTTCTTTTACGCTGTTCTCCATACCCGTACCCCATCCCCTTCTCGCCTAGCGATAAACTTTTTACCCGATACTTTGCCAGCTCGGTAGTTGGCATTGCACACAATTTGTATCTTTGCTTGTGGAATCACAAAACTTTCTCCAATGTCCATGATCTTATATGGGTACACATTGCGCTTTTTCTCAGGGGGAATTGGAATATTCTTTTCAATCTCTATATTCATCTTTACATCTCCTTTCATAACCATATAATACACAACATGATACAAACCTACAATGAATATCATCTAGGTGACCAACTAATCCACCTCAATTATCTAAGGCGACTGTCCTACCTCTACCCAGACTACATCTTTCGCCATTATTGCCAGGACATCTATATCCCGCAGTTGCTTGCAGTAGTGGAAGATTTAAC